CTAAGCGGGCTGCTGTATGGCATTTTCCAGATAATCCCAAATGAATGTTACCGATATGCTTGGCAGGTATTTACCCACCGTGTCTTTAATCATGGCAATTTCCTCAATCGAATAATCAGCAGGCTCACCCATGACCTTATCGGCCAGCTTGCCGCGCTTGTATTTCTCCGCACCGTTCGTGTCGTTTTGATCGCTGACACATAGCGCGTCATAGATCAGGCCGGAAATTAAAACAGGCGGCGCATCCTCAGGCAGTTTCTTTGCAACCANCGGAATGTGNAAATCAATTTGCATTGTGTAGGCTCCTTAAAAGTTAATGCGTCGATGGATATTTGTGAATTGCTGCCGAAATGAGTCATAGAACCTCTACACGTTAAGTAGCTGGACGCGCTTACCAACCCCATTTACAAGCACATGCCAGTAGCCATAATGCGTGCCAGCGCTACCAACTACTAGGCCGGAACCCTTGAGATCGAAAGCCCCAGATTGGCGAATATCTAAGTTAGCATGGGATAGAATATTGCCCCCGAAAGTCGCGCCGCTGAAATCAATGCCTGTGGTATAGCTGGATGCACACTGAAAAGCCGCTGTGCCGCCACCGATTGCCCTGAATGCCGCCGTTGCCGATGTGTTCCCAGCTTCAAAGCCAATGGTTTTTGCGCCTGTAACACGCACGCCATAGGTGCAAGTGCCACCTTCGATGTTGATAGCTGCCGTGCCAAAGTTACAGTTTTGAAGGTCTATGCCATAATTCGGGCTATACGCCCCACCAGAGAAACCCTCGGTATAAATGAATGCGTTATTCCAGAATTTGCGCGCTACTGATGTTTCATCGAAAGCATTAAAAACAATACCGTATTTGCTGCTAGGTGTGCCACTGCCTCCGCGATTTGCACCAAGCTGGATATGTGCCTTAATCTCATAAAAGCCCATTGGCCCCATGAGCAAACACACGCCGCCATTAGCAGCCGCAGCCGAACCAAAATTGCGGATACCAACCTCAAGCCCCACCAGAGAAACGCCTGTTGTTCCCGATGCAGCGTTGGCATGGATGGTTGCGCCCCATACCTGTACATTGTTGCCCGTCGCCGTTCCCGCTGCGCCTATGGCGCTCGCATGGGTTTGGCCTGATGACTTATTAGTGGCGAATACCGCTGAATAATGTACCTCTGTGGCGCTGACATTTGAGGTGTCATTGACTTTTACGCACAGCCCGCGATTCACTAAATTGAAATCATACGGCAAATTATCTAATGGATTTGCACCGCCAATACCGATTGCAACAATGCCGTCACTATCAAGCCCACCCGTAAGCGTAGCCTGATTGGTCACGCTCAGATTGGTTAGCCCAGTAGCAGAGCCGCCCGTGATCGACACCGCATTGGCGTTTTGCGTGGCGATTGTGCCTAAGCCTAGGTTGGTGCGTGAGGTTGATACACTGGCCACATCGGATAGGTTATTGCTGGCGACTAAGGAGCCGCCGCTTGCACTACCAGAAATGGTTATATTCCCGTCGCCATTGCCGCCTGAGATCGTGACATTGCTGCCTGCAATTATGCGGTTAAATTGTAAATCACTACCACTAACGGAATTAAAAACCCCGCCGCCGAGCGAATCATTCCCCAAGTTACTCGCGGTATCAATCGAACCGCCGCCACCGCCAGCGCTACCTGTAATCGTAATATCCCCGACACCACCGGAAACCGTGATATTTGCACCTGCCGCTATGCTGGTAACTGCAACACTACCCAAAGAAGCTGTGGCCGTGTAATCCGCTGCATCCTCAGCAGCCATCGTGCCCACATCAGCGGCTTGCAATGCAGTATCAGCCAGTGCGCCTTGCGCCGCTGTGGCGAAATCTGCCGCATCCGATAAAGCCGCATCGCCCAAAGCCACCCAAGCCTCGCCGCTGCGTCCATAGGTATCAGAATCATCGGGCGCATCCGCTATACCACCGCCCGCTATGGTGATGTTGCCACCGCTTGCGCCGCCGCCTGTAATCGTGGTATTTGCGCCAGCGACAATGTTGTTAAAGGTTAAGTCGCTACCGCTGACCTCTTTGAATACACCACCCGCAATAGTGCTGGCATTAGCGCCGCCATCAATAATAGCCGCGCTACCCGTGATCGTAACCGTATCAGCCCCACCCGTAAGCGTGACATTATCACCCGCTATCAGCGTTTTGAATTGCAGCGTATCGCCCGATTTACTACGGTAAATACCCTCTCCACCGCCGACATTCTGAGCTGCATTTACATCGCCGCCGCCGCCACCTTCACCAGCCGCAGCCATGATAATGCTTGTGCCATCTTCGCTTACGCGCAAATACTGGTCAGCCACCAGATCAGCCACCACAATGTTGCTTTGCTGGCTTGCCACACTCAGTTGCAGTGTGCGGCCAAACTTCTCATCCTGCTGCGCATCACGCATAGCTGACAGATCAAACACCCGCTCGATAGCATCGGCTGGCGTGCCATCATAATTCTGCAAATCGGTTAGCTGTGTCGCCGGAACCTCGCGCAAGATAACCAGCCGCGTACCCGATGCAGGAGCCGTTGCCATTGTCACTGTGGCTGCGCTGAAATCCGCTAAAATTGACACGGTATAATCGGAACCCAGCGATTGCTCGGTTTCTGTGCCATCCGCCGCCACTAGAATCACCGTTAAATGCGATGACAGGTACACACGATACGGAAACGCAAAGGCCGTAGTAGAGCCGTTGCCGTTGTAGCTAATCTTGTTTACTGTGCTTTGTACTGTCATGCCCAACCCCTGCCACCATTCTATGGCAGGGCGTTATGCAGCGGGAGTCCCCGACTCTATTAGTTTGGGAGTGTTTGTGCTGGTCTCCACCAGAATTTTTGCCCTAAGTCTTTTTTCATGCGCTGCTCTTGCCGCCTGATTCGCGTATCAAACGTAGGGTCAATCGCTCGCTCTATCTGGTCTAGCATTAATCTTTCCAGTAGCAGACGCGAGTACCACAGCTTCACAGCAGGAATGTTGCGCTCGGTCATCTGGTAAAGCTGGGCAAAAAACTTGGTGTCTTGGCCTTCATCTAATGCGCGGTTGAAGTTACCATTAAACACACGCACACCATCATTTGCGAACCCAGCAACAGGCCCCGCCATTGTGGTCATGAAATCCTGATTGAACTTAGAAAAGTCGGTAAAGAAGAAGTCGCCAAAAACACCAAACCCACCGCCTTGCATAGTCGCCGCCATCCAGAATTTAGGGTCTTGCGTATCACGCGGCGTTTTGCCGTAAAGCACTTGGCGGGACTGCAGCGCAGCAGCCCCTAGTATGGGCAGTGCAAACATCATGGGAGCAATCCGGCTAAACCTGCCCATACCCTCTTGTGTGGCCATATGGCGCAATGCTGGTAACATATGATTAAGCAATACCGTTATCCCAAAGCTCTTGAACATCATCAGGCTCGAAGTGGCTGCGCGGCCTACTGTGCCTTCTTCGAACCCGCCCGTGGTAATCGCACGGGTAAGCAAGCGCGGCTCGTTGCTGGCAGATTGCGACATATCCACCATCCACATCTCATACTTGCGTGCTGTGTCTAAATGCCCCGCAATCGCCACGTCCTCTGGTCGCAGGAAATCTCCGCCATATTCCATTTCCTTAAAAGGCTGGCTCGATATGATGTTGTTATAATCCGCCTCGTTCATATCCCACCGATCAAACGCCTCGCGCATAGCAGGGGGCAGATCAGCCCATTGCATCTTAATAGCGCGAGCCTCAGCCATGAACCCTTGCGCACCCATTACAACGGAATTAGACACCGCATCCGTCATTGCGCCTAAGCCCGATGCCCGATTGGTAAAGCTGGCCATCCATCCCACCACACCACGCGAACCGTAATCATCTGCCATGCGTGCCTGTCGTATGGAATTGCCAGAGGCCGAACCAGCAATAAAGGCCATGCGCCTTGCTACCTGTCTGTCGCGCGAACTTGCGGGATTGAGCATAGCGAAATATTGCCCCATTGCTTTAGTGGCAGGCAGGCCATTATATTTCGCCGTCGCCGCCGCATAATAGCTGTCACTCAGGGCCGAAATAGGAGCGCCGCCCAAATAGCTGGAGCGCATCCAATCTTGCAGACCACGCAATCCACGATACCACATTGGCAGCACTCCGTTGCTACTGAGTCTGCCTGCCAGCACGTCATACATATTTTTCACATTTTTCACCACGGCAGGCTGTGCGCCGCTGGCTTTAAGCTGCATTTCAATTCGCGCTACCTGCCCGTCAGGGTTTGGCCCTAATGATTGCAGCAAGGCAATATCGCGTGTCATGACGTTAACATGCCCCATCATCGCATTGAAAAGCCCGGCGTCGCCATAGCCAAACTTGCTGTTATAGGCCATAAATGCATCTGCATCCTTGAAGTGTAGAAACCGTGAATCTTGGTGACGCTTTGCAATCCCGCCGCCACGGCCAAAGGATTGCTTGCCCTCTGCGGCTCTCTCTGCAACCTCGCTCAATCCATTAGTTTCAATCTTCTTGAAGGAATCGCGCAACGCAATATCCATCTCTGCATCGGTAAAGGGCAGGCCGGTTGCTTCATTAATCATGCGCTCACGGTCAAGCAATGGACGGATGAAAGTAGCCCAGCCTTCAAAGCCCTCGCTATGCACGCGGTAAGCGTTGTGGGACTGCGGGTAGTAATTATCAATCTTGCCCATGATGCCGCCTGCATCTTCATATTGCTTATGCAGCACGTCCATCACTTCCCGAATAGCTTTGGCCTCTCCTTTTGCCACCGCATCGCCCGTATCTTTGCCCAGCACCTCATCGACTACCTTGCGGAACCCTTCCGCATCTTGTGTCAAGCCAGCGTTTTTACTGCGGTATTTTTCGATCAACTCCGCTATTGCCATTGTTGCGCGGCGCTCTAGTGCCATCTGGCGGGTGTAGGTGTCCTCTAATATCTGACGTGCCGCCATGCCCGTGCTGTTGCCCCATAGGAATTTAAGCCCACCGCTGTTTTCTTTTTCTGCGCTGAATTTGCTAGATAGATCATCCATCTTGGCTTTGAGGTTTTGCCATGCCACCACATCGCGCACCGCGTTTTCCATTTCGCGTATCGTTGTGGCTTCTTTAATATCGACAATCTTTTTAGCCGCTGCTTGCGCCGCCACCGCGTCACCGAGTGTTAGGGCGTATGTTTTGGAAAGCTGGTCAAACTCGTTAATCAGCTTATCGCGCTGGCGGTCACTCAATGCAGGATTCTGCCTGATACAGTCCTTAAAACTCATGCTTTACCTACCCCGCAGACGCGCAGGGCTTGTAGCTCTGCCTGCCGCTCTGCTATATCTGCTTTGATTTCTTTAACGCTCGTCACCGTTCCGTCTGCATTAACAATTTCCATATCTGGCATATCGCGCACCAGACGCTCAAAATCTGCATCAAATGCTGGCTGTACCGATTGGTAATCCATCGCCTCAGTTTCCATGCGAAGTGATTGTAGGGCGTTATTGGGGCGCATGTAAATGGGAGAAACGTCGTATTGAGGTGGCGCTTTGGGAGATCTTATTAATGCAACGCGCAGGCTTTCCATAGGAGATAGCTGATTTGCTGCATCACCCGATGAATACCGAGCCTCTGGGTCAAAGAACGAAACAAAATCTTGGTTGGCCTTGATGCGAGCAATATCATCAGCCGATGCCCCGATCACGACAAGATGACGTTGCGCGGCTTTCCCCTCTTTAGGGTTTAGGGATAGTGCCTGAGCCTCGCCGCCAATGCCTTTCGCGGCAGATTTTGCGGCCTGATTACTCTGGTATTCAACAACATTTCCTAATTCGTCTTTCTGCAAAAAGATTCCATCGGTGCTTTTGAGCACAACGACTTCCCCAGCTTCGCTTCGTTCTATGTAGTAATCAGTCCTATACCCGCTAGTTTCTTTTGCGTGCTGTCGTATAAACCTATCCGCGTCAGCGCGGCTCGAAAATCTCGCTTGCTCAATGATAGCAGTCTTTTGGTCTGACCTTTGTGACAGCCTTCTAATGTTATCATGGGATAACCTGCCAGTATTGCGGAATGAGAACTCTGCCAAATCAGATATTCTTGGCTCAAATACTGGCTGTCGATAAGCGCTAAATGCATCAACCGCTTCTTGAAGTGCCGCTCGATTTCGCGCAAGGGATTCAGAAAGGTTTGTCGTGGTGAGTAAGTCAGGTGCATTTTCATCCACATGACGCGCACGCGATAGGTTCAGCGCACCCTCTCGCACCTCAGCGGGTAACGCTTTATTGCCTGACATGCGCTCCAATATCGGCATGGATTTGCTGCCAGCGTATCTGATACCTGCACCCAAGCCCCGCATAATGCCAGAAAAGGCCGCGCCACCTGCTCCAGCAGTTAGGATATTCACGGCAATATCACCAGCGGTTAAATCAACCCCAAGCTCTTTCTGCCACGCAACATACGACGGCGTTTGCAGTGCTTCAATTGCAGCATTGGCAGCAGCTTCTGTACCGATAGCGGTTAGCGCGCGCATACCAGATATCGCGCCAAATGGTAATGTGGCGAGGTTAAACGGGTCAGTAAATGCCCCGCCGATTGCGCCGATAGCCTGACCAGCAAAAGCCGCCACCGGACTACCTGCACGCCGCGCAAAGTCATCAGCCATTTCGCGGGAGGTAATCGCACGACTGCGTTGCAATTGCCGCAATTCCTCAGTCGTCTGGATGCCCTGCCATGTATCGGGCGTGGCTTTGCGTCCGGCTTCTATGTCTGCATCAATACGGGCGTTGATAGCCGCTTGACGTTGTTTTACTCTATCCTCGGCAGAATCACCAAAGAACGGCACAAGTGAAGGCGGCTCCATTTCAATTTCGGATTCGATCTTGCTGATATAATCCTGACCGAACCGCTGCGATAGCATATCCTTACGGGTATTCTCCGCGTCAAACTCGTCATTGGTATTAACGAAGGTATTGGGTAATTGCCGCGCCATCGAAGCCATCGACGTAGTGACAACCTCGCCAAATGTCGCAGGTGTGTACCCCGCTACAGGCAAAGCCCGTGTGCGTACCGACAGGATATTAGCGCCACCCGCCATTAAAACATCCTATACATGGGGGTGTTTGACCCAGCATTACGATTGCCGCTGACGGGCTTGCCGCGTTGTTTCAACAGGGTTTCCATCTGCCGAGCATTAAACTCAATCGGCAAACCGTCCTTGGTGTAAATCGCGCCCAAATCAGGATAGAAGGCCGTGTAAACCCCATCGCCTGCGCTGCGAAATACTGCCTTGTCTTTTATGTCCTGCGCATCGACAAACTGAAAATCAGAGGTAATCGGCAGCTCACCTCCCGCGATTTCTTTCAGCATGTCGTCATCCAGCGCACTGAACATATCTTCTAGCTTTGTTGCTGTGACAGGCTGGCCATTATCGTCGATATAGCCAAACACCTTGGAAGCCCCGCCGCCTGCATTGAATGTTAACGGTTCACCCATAATATCCGCCACGGCACGCTCTAATATATCGGGGTCAACCTCCGGCGCTAAATCACCTGCATCGAGCGCCAGCTTCTTATAATAGGCATAAATAGCCGATTGCACTTGCTCGACCTGCGCGGGGTCTGTGATGTAACCCGCCAGCATTTCATTGGCTGCAACACGCATTTTCGCGGCTGTGACTTCACCCTTTGTCTTATCGCCCGCAATCATATCCATTGCAATATCGGCAGGCAGCGACATAGCCACGGCTAGTTTCGGGTCTTTTGGTGCAATAGCAGCAGCGACTTGCTGTATTTCTTCTGCGGTTAAACCAGATGATAGATTGGTGACAATAGCCCCTGCTTGGTCTGCATTGCTGGTTTCATAGGATTGCTTGAGCTGGTCAATCTCCTGAGCGGTGATAAGCGGCAGCGTAACCTTGCCGCCCTCTAAACCTGATACCTCACCCACTTCTATGCGGCGGCGCTCCATTTCAACGGCGATAGATTCGGGGTTGCCAAAGTCCAATTGCTCCGGCGCTTCTATGATACCACGTTTAGCATAATAGCCCCACGGGTCGTCTTTCAGCATTTTGATCTTTTCATCAAACACGCCTTGGAAAGCCGCTGCCACATCGGTATTGCTGACATTGCCGCCTGCCACGTCCTCACGCGCACGCTCAAGCATCTGGCGTTGCTCGTCGATAGGCTTACCTGCAAAATCCACGGTTTGTTGCTGTACGTCCTTATAGCGCATCAGCCCGTCAGCCACTTCGGGCATATCCAGCATAGCCGCGTCGGTCGCCATCTTATCCAGTGTTTGGCTTGGCACTTCAATGCCTAGCTTAGCTGCATCCTGCACCTGCGCAATGTCTTGCTTCAAAGTGGTTTGCTCGACTGCAATGGCTTTCTTGCGCTGCTTTTGGATAAACTCAGGGCTTAAATTGCGCGTCACCTGCGTAGCGGTCGATAGGTTCTCTAGCCGATTCATCCAACCACCCAATGAGGGGGCGTGCTTCTCGGACTTACCAAGGCGCTGGTATTCATCCTCACGCATGGCTAGCAATTCATCGGGTGTTGCGCCTTCATCGGCAGCGGATAGCAGCTCGTTGCGGAACTCTGTGCGGTGATTAACCATGCCATCAAACAGAATGGCCTGCACATCGCCGTCATATTTATCCAGCCCGTATGCGTCCCAGTATTCCTTTTTATAGAATTGCTTGGCGTATTCCTTACCTGCGGCCTCGCCTTCTTCATTGGTAATAGCGACTGCTGCATTGAAAGCATCGGCATGGTATTTACGGTTAATGCCATAGATCGCAGGCTCACCACTTGCGCCATCACTGGCCACAAAGCCGCCCTCGTTTTTCTCCACAATAGGCATGGCAGATTCAAAACCTGATTCCTGCCCAGAGAATAGCTTTAGCTGCTCCCTAGCTGGCAGTGACTCCACATAGGTCTCTGTTGCCGCTTCCCTTGCTGCTACAATAGCCTTCTCGCGCTCTACGGCAGGCAACCCACTCGCACGAATAGCTGACTCGGTTTCACGCATCAAATAACCGTATTTATCGGGATGCATGGCAATGGTGCGTCGGTTGGCCTCTTCAACGCCCGTCACATCAAGGCGGCGCTTCTCCATGCGCTGTGTGGATTCAAAGGTGGCTGCATCCTGAAATAGCGCGGAGCGGAAATCCACGCCTAGCTTTTGCTCTAAAATACGCCTTACGCGGGGATTGGATTCATTCTGCAAAGACTCGCCAAGGAATTTGTCGTAGTCCTTCATTAAATCAGCGGAGTAATTGGGCGCACCTAATTCAGCGGTTTCCTTTTTTTTCAAACTATAGTCGTGCCAGTGGTTGCGCGCATCGGCAATCTTCTTGCTAGCGGTTAGCGCTTCGTCAGCTTCCTGTATACGCCCCGCAATATGCCCAGCGGTTACCGTAAATTCATTAGCAGCACGCGATACAATGCCCGTGTCCACCTGCTGTATGCCTTGGCTACGCGCTTCAATCTGTTGCTGATATATTGGGATTGTTGGCATTAATAATACCCTCCCGCAGGATTGACATTGCCTTTTGCCTGCCACGGTAGTTTGCTGGACTGATAAGATGAATATGCCTTGCCAGCCCCGCTTAGGAGCGATGTTCCTGCGCCTATAAATCCAGCTGTTTGCGCTGCTTTACCCTCATAGGTCATAGCTCGCGCCTTTGCTTCACCGCCTTGCAAGATGCTCTGCCTGTCCACTTCCTGATACAGCGCGTTGCTTTCCAGAATATCCAATGGCGAGCCTTCTAGCTCTATCCCTGCCCCTGCGATATTGGCACGGGCGCGGCCTTGACGGAACCGTGACTCACGCGCAAATTTATCTGCATCCGCTTGCGCTTGCTGGCGTGCAATGGTCGCATTATATTTCGCCTGCTTGTTCGCAGCCATTCCGCCCGATATGCTTGATACCGCACCGACAACCGCGCTAGCTATTGCAATAGTCTCAGCCATTATTCAACCTCGTGTATAAAATCGCATCTTTATCGACAGCGAAATACTGCGACATTCTCGCCTCTGGCATAAAGCCAAGCAGCATTGCCAACCGGTGCGCTGGCGCAAAATCCACATCGCACGCCATTTCAACCCGCCTGTAACCCGACACATCAAGCATCCGCTCAATAGCCCGAATCACTGCAACGAATTGCTTGCCGGAATAGCGGCCTAGAATTGCCCATGCCTGCCCACGCCCCATGCCGCAATCAATGATTCCGCTGCATCCGATACATTCATCGCCGACAAATGCGCTATACGCCTCGTGTTCTGCTAGCATCTTCGCCTCGGCCATCCCCATAAAATCCTTAATCCTATTCATCTGCGATTCCTGCACGTCGATCATAAAAGCGTGCTCAGGCTCGTATGGAACTATCTTAACCATCCTGCGTCCTCAATCTCGGCATCAACGCTTGAATTGTAACAGGGTACACCCCGTCATGGGAGAACTGTAACTCGCCTGCCCGATCATATCCGTCTGGCCATGTGATTTTGATATCACCTGTAAACAGGCCAATATCCTGATCGAAGCCCTCGGCATTATCGAAGACATACTCATCAACATTATCTATGCCGTATTTCAAGCCCAGCGAATTTAGCAGCCGCACAATGCAAGAACTAAACCGCTTGATCTTGCCCTGTGCCGTGCCATCCTGCGCTCCCGCTTCCCACTTATTGGTGCGCAACAGCCAGCTATTTTTAAGGCCCACATGAATCACCGAACCCGTCACGCCATTGGCGAGCGTTACCGAGCCACCCGATACGGTAAGCGGTGGGTGTGTACGCCCATCAACCATTAGCACCACGTCCTCGCCTTCCAGATGATCGAGTCCGGTTAGCGTTGCAGTCGGCGCACCGTTATAGCTTAAGGTAGAATCCATTGCGGCATGATCTTGCAGCACATCACCAATCTCAAAGGATGGTGTCATATATTCCACATAGCGCTTTACCGAGCCGTTGATGACGCGATACACGATCATCCAGACTTCATCGCCTATGCTTGAAGGATTCGGGATAGATGCAACGCAATCAACTAAACCAGTTTCATCGGCAGCGTTAATAGCGTTGTGACCCCCCACACGGTAGCTTGACCAGCCAATGATCTGTTCTTCGCGGTTATAGGTCAAAGCCGCCAAGCCGCCACCAGTCGTTGCGCACCACGCCATGCGGTTAGGCTGCGATTGCCATGCCCACGACTTTACGCCACGCCCTAATATACCCTTAGCCAGCAGCGTCATATCCGGTGCGCGGTAGCTATCCACCTCAAAGCTATAGGCGTGTTCATTCACCTTGCGGCGATAGCGCTGTGCAAATAATATGGTGCTTCCAGTTTCAATAGGCTGAATCTTTGCACAACCCTCACGGCTGGTCGGTTTGGCGCTGGAATTATCCGGTGATAGCGCCTCGCCATTGATCGACGGGCGCACCATCCACTCGCCGCCTGCCGTGCCAACCACAAGGCCTTTTTCATCGCCCGCCAGCCATTGAATGTAATTGGTGGTCGAAATAGTCACGCCAATAGCGTTATCGGGATTAATCGTTGCATCTGTGTCGGTCGGGCTATAGCGCACCACTGTAGGGCTAAACCCGCCCGATGTGGAAAAATCAATGCGCTGCCTGTTCTCTGGCGACGCACCAAACACAATCCGCCCTTCATAGAACGTCACCACCGAAGGATAGCCCGTTGTGTCGGAATACACACCCAGCCGCCAATCCTTTGTAGCAGCGGGTGTAAAGCTGGTTTCTTTAATATCAACGGTGATTTGTGTGGTGCTAGCCCGTGCGCTGATATAGCCCCAATGCCAGCCGGAAGCAGCGGGAGAACCATAATTCTGCTTTACACGGATGACCCTGCCTACATCGCTTGCCAGAAAGCCCAGCCCCCCATTAATGCCCACCACCGAGCTTGCTGTAACTGTCACCGAGCCAGTGCCAGCCGCGAATGTCAATGTGGTCTCTGTGGTGTTTGTCGGTAAATAAGGCCCATCTTCAAACTCTAAATCCGTTAGCGTCCAGTTCGTATCGCCTGTACGCGCCAATGCTTTCGGCTTATGATCTTCATGCACCAGATACAGCACATCAGCCGATTGCGCGTATTGCAGGTTTAACAGCCCCTCACTGGTGAATAGGTCAGCAAATGAGTAGGGCGTTGCCACCTCATAAGGCACACCAGAATCCAGAATAATGCCGTGGTCTTTGTAAAAGCGGATATATTCAACACCCACCTCAAGCATATAGGCTTGCTGCACATTGAATTGAAACGGAACGAGCGCTGTCTGCACGCCCTGATTCTTCACAGGATACACAAAGCGCGTGCCACCCCTGCGAGTGAGCGGCCCCTGCATCATCGGGATTAGATTGATCGAGGATTTGTAGCTGTTATTGCGGCGGGGGCTATCAATATGCCCGTCCATATATGCAGAGAATATCCCGCCCGTGAAATTGGTCTGGATAGGTGATACTTTAGCCATAGCCTACCACCTCTCATTTATCCAAGATTCCGTCTCCAGATCGTCCGGTGAGTGTTCCTGCCCGTTGATATTGCGTGCCTGCATCATGATGCGCTTAAGGTCGTCTTTAATGCCTTGGCGCTCATTGTCTGATAGGTCTGCGATGCTGTTTTCACCCTCAAGCGCGAGCTGGCAGGATAGTGCCTCGCAAAACAATGAGTCATAGCGTGAGCTATCGGTGATCTGCGCCACATACCGCACCTGTATTTCGCCTGTGGCCTCGGATAATATAAAGCCCTCTTCAATGGAATATCGGCGCACATTATAACCTGCTGCTGTGACCACCTCTAATACCCGCAAGCAATCCGCTGGCTTCGCATGTCGGCCAGAATAACCGTCTGCCATAGCCAAGGGCGCGGTTGCATCCGCTGCAATGGACACGCGCTTAATTGCAAAGCCCCACGGGTGAGAGCGCAGCACCGCATCACGCACAGATTCGTAAAGGCCACCCATTACGCGAGCAGCCTTTACATTGTTACTCAAATCGGAAATATGGTCTTCACCAAGCCGATCAAGTGCGCGGTTCACAATCTGAATGATTGAGGGCATGGGCTACCCCTTACGCAGGAAGGTTTGCGGTTTCAGTCATGAAGTTAGTAATTTCCGTTACGCAGTTAATCACATCCTGCTTATTCGCTCCGGAGGCAAGGTCAATAACCACCTGCACATCAGCATCACCAACAAGCCCTTGGTCTTGGCGGACAAACCCAAGCTGCGCCCACACTTGAGCCGTAGTGCCGACAGTATACGCCGCCTCAGGCAAATACCATGCAGTGCCGCTTTGCGTTGTTCCACCTGTTACGGTAACGATAGCCAATGGAGCCTCGCCATCTGCGTCTAAATCAGTGCCGACGTGACCACGCACCAGCCGCAGAAACATAAATCCCCATTAGCCGCTGGCAATGTTTGATTCTTCACCAACACACGGCTGGTTGAAGTCAGCACACCATCAAGCGTCTGCTCACCAGAAAGCGTGATATTCGCCGTGGTAGCGGTAGCCACCGCCGCCTTGAAATTTGTAGAGCGGGCAATAACACTAGCCGCCGTTTCGGTCGTTACATCAACTGACGTTTTGCCAAAGTCGATATTATATGTCTGTAATGCCATGTCTTTAGTCCCTCAAAAAAGAGCGGGAGCCGAAGCCCCCGCAGTTATCGGCGGTTAAGCAGATGTAGAACCCTCAGCGCGCACCTTGACAACACCAGCAGCTACAGCGTCAGCATCCAACGACAGGCTGATATAGATCAATCCCCCTGGGTCAGAAGTGACACCATCCATGTATTCCCACAGCATCTTGGTAGGGTCGCTGGTGGAAATGGCAGGGCTGATAGCCAAGTGAGAGCCGGTGTCGTCAATATCCAGTGCCGTTGCGATGCAATCGTCATCGTAAGGCGTGCCGGATTCATGGCGCAAACCAACGTCCATATTCGGCAGATCAACCGAACCCACACCCAGAATGTCCAGCAAACGCAAACGCGCGGTAGACGGTAAGGGCATCAGGTCATAGGTCGAGCCGTTAGTGCTGGTCGTACCGGTTGTGGTAATGGTGTCCTCCCAAGAGCGGAGAACGTTACCGTATTCGGCAATGTCAGAAACTACGCTAGGCGCAGCCTCAAGGTTCATTACTTTCGTAGATTTAATGTTTTCAACAGTCATGATTCGTTACTCCCTATGCTTCTGCGGAAAGAATTTGGACAACCTTCTTTTCCTCGGTACGTGTCGCATTGGCCGTAATCATCACTTCGATGTAATACGGATTGCGGCGGATATCGGGGAGACGGCGGATGTCGCCAGAAACGTCTTGCCAGATGCCAAAGTGCATGCCGGATTTCACCCAGAACGGGTTGATGCGGTAGCCGTTGGAATCGGTCAGCAGACGCTCGCTTTGCACAAAGTTAATGCCGAACCAGCTATTGAGCTTATTACCGTTGCCAGACAGCACAGCCTGATTCTGGTAATCGGTGCTCACAACCTTGATCTGCTCCAGCAAATCCTCTTCTTGCTCTGCGGTAATTGCGCAGAACACCTTGTTAAGAGGATTCGTAATATCAATTTCGTTTTGCAAAATGATCTTACGGGCAGTCAGCAGCTTCTTGGTGTTCAGTCCGGTATTGACGGTAGAGCCTACGGTAACACCTACGGTTTGCGTCGATGTAGCAAATGGGGTGGTGGTGCCACCATCTTTGCCGGTCTTTGCATCACCAGTGAATGCACCGATAATCAGGTCATCCAGCTTACGGTTGATAGCCGCCATATTAGTAAGCATGATGCTCGAATCAGGCTGAACTGCCAGACGCAAGCGGTCATACGTATCAATAGGCTCGCCGCTATCAAAGTCGCGGGGATTCAACCAACGCGCATCACGCGGGGTTTCATCCATTAAGACGGGAGCAAAGCGCGTGGTGCGCTCTACAGCCTCTTTTTCACCGAACTGGTCAACTACACGAGCGCCTTCGCCCTTGTGCATGCGTTCCATAACGGTGCCACGGAAAATAGATTTCTCTTGTTGGGATAGAATTTGAAGGTTGTTATTAAACTCTTCAATAAAATGCTTTTCGATCTCGGCCATGAGCCAACTCCATACTAAATTGTTAAAACAAAATTAGCGGGTCAACTTGTCCGTTATCGGGGTATCTCCTATGCCTTAACGCAGGCACAGCGTTGCAGTTTAATGCACGTCCACGGGGTCTTTCGACTTGTCCGATGGTGGCTTGCCTTTTCGTTTAGGCTCCACCTTTTCGCTCTCAAAGCAGTAGGCTTCAAAAACTCTTGCAACTGCCACGATGTTCTCTGCTTTCCTATCGGTCTGCGACATCACGGCTATCTCAAGTAACTTGATTCTAACAGATGCTTCCATGTTATCACAGTCCCGCAATGAGTTTTATCTAGGCGCTTCATCTTCTCGAAGTCTGCGCCCTTGCCTTCGAGGTATTTTGTGCGACGCTCAGGGTCAGTCATCAACTCGCTTTTCAATGCGTCACGATCTGCGCGATATTGCTCAGGCGTTTTACCAAACTCACGCGAGCTTGAATCCGTTTCAACGAATTTATCCTCGCCAATCTTAGCGCCGATGTTGGCGAACAACTTTATTAAGCCTGCCGATTTTTCTTTGCCTTCGATCTGCGCAAGCAGGTCTTCGGACGCACCAAAAGCCTTAGCTGCACGCTGCGCCAGCGCCTCTCGCTCAGGATATACTGCGCCCCATTCCTTCTTCAATCCAGCTAATTCGGCCTCACCAGCCAGCTTTGCGGCCTCGGCAGCTTCGGTTTGTTCAGCAGCAGCAGCCTTGACCATTTCACCATAAACAGTCTTGTACTGCGCAGGGCTAATACCTGCCGCGTGCGCGGCCTTAGCCACATTGGAAGCAAATGCCTCATTGACCTGCACGCCCTCTGGCACATCGCCAATGCTGTAGCTATCACCCACCTCATCCGGCACACCGAGGCGCTTATAAACGCTCTTCATGGCCTCGGAATCATTCAAATCATCAGGTAACTTGATGAGCTTTTCAGCGGGAGCGCCTACAAACTTCTCTAGCTCTTTGTACGAATTAAGCACTTTCGCTGGCGATTCTTCCCACTTCTTGTTTTGAATAAAGCCCACGTCCTCGGCAGCAAAGCCGTCATACCATGTTTTAGCGTCACCGCCACCAGTGGTATCAGCTCCACTCACTACGGTATCTGCGCCGCCTTCAATAGTCGTCTGAATGTTCTCTTCGGTCATCTTGTGCCTCTTGGTATAGTTGATAATATCGGTCGAAATCAAAATTCAGTGTGTGCATGATGCGCAAGAACACCTCGCGCCGCCCCTCTTTCAGCGCAGCACGCGCGGGGTCTGTGTCGAATGTCGGAGTGGTCGCAAAACAAAACCGCTCCAAATCACCAAGCACGATCTTGGCATCCGGTGTAAGCTCCTTGCTATTGCCACAGAATATCTTTGCGTATGCGCGTGCGCGGCGGGTGCCTATCATGCCATCCCCATAGCCTGAGCCTGCGCAATGTCCTTGATGCTACCAGCAACATTAGGAGCCATTTCCGCCATTTGCTGCATCTGCGCGGCTTGCTGTTCGGCTGCCATTTCTTCTTCCATTGTCTCATCGTCTTTGAACAAATCAGCGGGTGCGCCGTTGGCTTCACCGAACTCACGGATATAGAAATCAAGATCAATGCGCTTGAGTGGTGCGGGGTCTACGCCTGCTAGCGCAACGGCTTGTTCAACGGTGCGCTGCATCCCCAATGTTTCCTCGGCACGCTGCGCACGAGCAAGCGGTGAGCTGTAATATACCTCATAATCCAAGCCACCAGCCTCGATCAATTCGGGCGGCATTTCGGGTAATTGTCCGGCTGCGCTCAATATGTCTAGCTCGCGTTCGATCATTGGCCCCAAATCCTCAGCCTCTTGCCGTGCCATCACAGGGCCAAGCAACACGCCTTTTTCCTGCGCACGCTGCAATACTTCCGTTGCGGTCATCTGCGGAGCGTCCACGAGTATCTGAAACAACGTCACAAAGAACGCATCATTGATAGCCTCGCGCCGCTGGCTCATTAACCCTTCGGCATAATCCAAACGAGCGCCTGTCTGCAATGGATGCACCAATTGACGGCCCTGATCGTCCACACCACCATAGTTCAGTGCATTAGGCTTCACCTGAAACTTGCTCAATATACCATCATCATGCAGCAGTAGCGGCGGCTCGACTGCTAACTGTCCGGCACGCAGCACGGTCTTAGCCATGCTGTTGAGCGTTTTAATATCAGCCAGCGCCATCATCGCTACCGAGCGGCCATACACCTCATTCGGTGCTGTGACGTAACGTGACACGGTATAAGGCATGGTTCTAAAGCCACCCTCACGCACCACGTTGCACGCATCCATTTCCACATGCTTCGACTCAAAGCGCATTTCATCGGGATTGAGTGAGCCAGCCACGTATTTAGGATTGGGACGCACACAATGCACAAACCAGAATTTCTCAGATGGTGCGCGTTCGGCCTTGTCTAGGATGGATTGGCTTAAGCGCTCCTCGCCAAACTCCTGCACGGCTTGCTTGGCGGTCATTTCATGCTTGCGGTACACGGTATCAATGAAGCCGTGTTGATTCTCCATCACATAAATCTCTGCCATGTGGCAGGCTTTGTAGCGAATCGCTGAATTCTTTAAGTCATCCGTGATGATCTTTGCAGCCATGCCCCACGAACCAAGCGCCATGTAATTCTCTTGCTGCTGCGGCGCGAAATTGCTGCGTGTCGAGTAGCGCACGCGAAATAGCATATCAGTCAAATCGTCGTAGTATTGGCGAACCGATTGCACCTTAGCCAAATCAGGATTGGGGTGTTGGAGCCTGTGCCATTTGCTCGATCTTGGAGTAATCAGGCTATCCACCGCGGCTGCGAAGCGCCCTAAAGCGATATTGGCAGATGAATCAAATTCATATTGATTCCGCTTCTCGCCTTCCATTGCCTTTTTAACGTAGAAATCCTGCTGGCGTTGCAGCACATAGCGGCCAACCTCTTGGCAATGCGCATCCCATGTCGCACGCTGTGTCTCAAGCTGCGCCTGTTGCTCGACTATTTGCTTGGCGTCACTCACTACACCATCCGCTTGATGTTATCATCGCTGGCGATATACCAGTTACCACTTGGTACCGTGTCACCATCCAGCGCCACAGACAGCTTGCAGGCTGCAATATGGAAGCGACCACCACCATCAACCGTGACAGAGGTGTCGTCGCCTACGGGGAAATAATTTGTGCCATCGAAGGAAGCCTCAAGGCTTGCAGATGCACCGGCAGGGAATGTTCCTACGAATGCAAACGTGCCTGAGCCACCCGCCCAATCCAAACCTGCAACACTCTCGTCGCCTGTTGCGTAATACACCGTGCCTTTTTGTTCTGTGACAGCCATATCAGCCCCCTAAAAGTTGTTTGGTAGCGACCTGCCCAGCGGGTTGTGCGCTGGTTTCGCTGGTCAGAATATTTCCTGATAATCCACGCAAACGGGTCTGGTTCATGCGCTCTTGCTGCGCCTTACGCTTGGCCTCTTCATTCGATGTGGTTACAGGCGGTGGAGCCTTTGGCGCTTTCGGTGCAAGAATGGAGCCCATAACATATCCCTTTTGGGCAATTCTAACCTCCGAGCGATTCGAGCGGGAGTCCCCTATCCCTTACTAAATTTTCCCATTTGCCAAATCAGGTAGATTGATGGTAATATTCACTCATAATCCTTGTTGTGTAAGGGTTGTCACGGCCTCGGAAGCGTCAACTTCGCGGGGCTTTTTTTGCTCATTTCATTATCCGGAAAGCTCCCATGCAATGGGAGTCCCCTAGCCAAACATATCGTAGTCCGATGTTGCGAATGAAGGACGTGGCATGTTGTCATCACGTTGCCTGCGCAGCATGACCTTGCCCATACCAGCACCAAGCGCCATGTATTGCGCGGCTTCTACAGGGTGAGAGTATTTGTTTTTATTCGGCACATCGGCAAAGCGTTCATCACCTGCCACCTGCAAGCGGCGATACTGGTAGCCACCCTTCAAGCCCTTGATGGTGATCTCGCAGCGCGGGGATATAACAAAGCCCGCCTGCCCGTCGATTAATCGTTGCATGGGCATCACAAGCGCCTCACGCCTTGCAGTGAAATCGTTGGTGCTGGCCTTTTGTGCTGTCACACCGCGCAGCTTGCTATTGAGCATCTTGATAGCCGTGCTGTTGCTGTTGCCTTGATCGCGGTTATCGCCAGAAGGGTCACAATAAACACCCGCTATACCTGCCTGCCGATAGTCACGCGCAAGCTTGGCCTGCAATAATTCACCAAATTGCAGCGCACCCATATCCTCAGTGACTAGCTCGTCAATCGCTCTAAGCTGCCCCATTGCCGACATCTGCCCTATCACTGCAGCAGGTGTGAGCCCGAAATCCACACCGATAATCAGCGGCACGCCTTGGATATATTCCACATCACGCACATGCACAGCCTCGCTAAACTCTGGATAAATGGCCTTGCCATCCACCACAAAGCCGTATTCATTCGCCAGATTGACGCTAATCCAATCGTCTGATTTACCCTCTAGCCCGTTGACGTAATAGCCCTCTGGTAGATTGCGCAGGTTTTCAGCGTTGTCATTCTCCACCCACACCTTGCGCCCTGAGCCATCCACGCCCGCCATCACCACGCCACCTGCTTGGCGATAGAACGTCCAGCCTTTGGGCTTGGTCTTTTCTGCCAGCTCATAATACCAATGGTCTGTATCGGGCGCGTTGGTATCACCAATCATCCCATGCCATGATGGATACGCCGGATAGCGTCCATGTCGCAGATCAGCCATGTCAATCACGGCTTTGTTTAGCTCCTTCACCTCATTCAACCAAAAGCCTGTAGCTTGCGAGCCGCGCAGCTTCTTGATGCTATCCTGTCGATCAAGCGCCATGAATATCATTTCAGCCAATACGCTTGTGCCATCGGGTAGCTTGAAATCAAGGTGATGTGTAGGTGGCTCTAATCCACCTTGCACAAAGCGGCCAAGACCAGACCACATGCCCAGCCAGTCCTTTACCGTTGTCGTCATCAAATCGGGGTAGGTATTACGCACCGCATACCAGCGCGAGCGACGCACACCATCTGCATCAGGCTCTTGCTCGACCATAAGCTGCATGATTTTATAACAGGAGCCTAGCGTCTTACCGCTGCCCAACGGCCCCATGATAAGCGACACACGGCTGCGGTCTTCGATGTATTGCTCTAACACACGCCCATCGGCGCGCCAATCAAGCTGTATCGTCGTCTGCTGTTTCGCCACGCTTGGCCTTTCCAGAGAAGTCGCGCATAATCAGAAGCGGCTGGCCTGTGTTCTCCACGGTCATTTTGTCACCAAACTGCTTAGGAGCCAGTTTTGATGCACGCCATTGCATCGCACTGATTGCAACACGCGCCACATCGGATGGAATCTCCCCGCGAATGGTTTTCTCTACAATTTCCTGTTGATCGTCTGCGCTTTTTTCTCCTGCAAGCTCCATCGCGCGCGCGCACTCTGCGTAGAAATCATCGTCCTTCCTACGCCATGACATCACCGTGTTTCTATCAGGCATGTGATCTTCTGAGCATATCTTGCTCATACTCTCACCGTTTGATAGGCGCTCGACTAGCTCTTGTCGCCACGGGTCATTGAGGTTGTATGTCATAGCCCTAGTCTACGTCCTCGCATATTGGAACGGGAGTCCCCCGAACTGATCTGACATACTCATGGATGCGCATTCCCTTTGCTAAGGCTGCTTGGTAGGATATTTGAACATCTCTAGGCTCTATGTCGGCGTATGCGCATACCTTGCGGAAATCGAGTGAGTTTGTGGTAAGCCAATCATCGGCCCGTGCTTTGATATATTTGTTTTTTTTCTTGGCGCTGTTGTTTAGCGCGTCGGCCAGTGCTTGGAGTATGACCGCCTGCCAGATGCGGGTGCATTGAATATATTCAAATTCATCATCCATTCATTGTCCCTTAGTTTTATGCCGTAGTCGGGATGATTCGCTGTCTATGTATGTGGGCAGCACTTCATCATCCCTTAAGACGCTACGGCTCGCCTCAATCAGGAGGTCCCCACATATTCTTTGAACTCATGCATTTCATTTCCCCCATCACTTCCCAGCAATTAGCCCAGCGGTTTTGAGGGGCGCAGGAGCATAGCAGGGTGATGAGGAGTAGGTATTTCATGCAGCCTCCATGTGCTGGCTGCTGAGAAATTCCTCAATGTCTGATTCTTGCGCTCCGGTCTGGCGCATGTATTCCACGGTTTTCATCACGCGCTCTTGAACCGAAGGCGCGGGTTTCTCAATGCGGCGCTCCACTTTCAGGTCATGCACCAGCGTGTTGAGGCGCTGTATTTCGATCTTTGCCTCCGCGAGTTGCTGGCGCAGTCTGGTGTTTTCTTCCTGCTGATAGATGGTTTCACCGCCCCATCCTGTGTCTTGCTCGGCCTCATAGTCCCGCAGGTATTGCCAATCATCCGGCGTGCGATATTCACCGTCTTTTTTGTTGATCGCGATGTAGCGCTCCTTGCTCAGCGGGGGGCGGCCATTGCGCTGAATCAGCCCGATGATGTCGGCAGGGGTAGGAAATTCCTGACTGCGTGACAGCCATGTCTCGAACGCTCGCACCACCTTGTCGGCAGGGTAATCCGCCAGCATGGTGTGGAATACCTCCGTTACCTGCCCAGCATTGGCCGTATCACGTCCGTAGAGTTTCTGAGTGGCTATGCAGCCCATCATCAGGTTGTCCAGCTTGTTCCCTGCGTCGCTGCTCTCGCTTAGCCGCAGCCCTTGCGATGCCCTCGGCAGCGATGTCAAGTTTTGTTGGTTTGTTGTGGAAATTTCTTGCATTTTGTTTCTCCATCGGACGGTTTTGGTTAGCTACGGCCTGCGCTACGGCCTTCTCAAAATAATTCATGGTGGATGGTGGGTCGCACTGTCGTGGCGCCATGAGCCGCCTGACGGTTTCGACAATCAAAGCCTCAGTGGCGCCATTGGCCAGCCACACCCTGACGCGCTCCATGTTCAGCGGAATCGGGGAGTTGATGATTTCTTGGAGTTGGGAGAAAAGGCTCTCAGGGGGTGCATTAATTTCAGGCGCCCGTGCGCTAACTACTACTACCTCTTTATCTTCTTCTTTACTCTTATTCTTTGCTTGCAAGTTTTTTGTGTGGTTATCTCGTATTTTCAATAATGTAGGGCATTTTATCTTGAGTAGTTTTCCGTGGGTTTCGGCTGAAACTAAGCCAACTCTTGAGCATAACTCAGCCATATTGTGGAACTTTTTAGCACTATAGCCACTGATACGGCGCCAATGATTCAATGGATACTCAACCTCTGCTACGTCCTTTTCGTCTACCTGCTTGGCAATGACTTCGAGCAGCCACCAGTAAAAGCCCGTGGCTTCAAAACCACCTAGATCACGCAATAATGCCATGCGTTCATCGTCGTGCGCGTCTACCATATGCTTAAACCACTTCACACCAACCCCCTCACCCTTGGCTTGCCAAAGAAAAAAGCTGTAGTAGCAGGCATAGCAATGACGCCCGCTATGTGCGGGTCAACCCACATATACACCTTGCTATGAAGGGAAAACCCAGCTTCCTTGTATTTTTGGACGAGCGCTGCGCTTATGCTTTCCTCATCGCTTGGCTTGCTTGTCGGGATTAGTTCTATTCTAACTTGCTCCATGCTACGATTCGCCACCCGTCGCGCCGTCTCTATGGGGTCTCGGTAATGCTCGTATAAATCATCGTAGGTCACATCAACCCCCTCACCCGCTCTAAAAGCGCAAGCTGGTTATTGAGCGATTTATCCCACGCGCCCCGATTAATGCCGCTAAAACCATCATTTCCACGGTGGCAATTCGTGCATAGGGGGAGTGTATGGTCATGGCCTAAACGCCTGCCGCAATGGGTGATGTGGTGCACCTCAGACGGTGGGGATGCCGCGCATATGATGCAGGGCAGCTCCGATACCTTTGCCATGTATTCACGGTCTGATTTGCTGGCGCGTTTTCTCATGGTGCGCCACTCTCTCGCGCAATTATCTTTAGAATCATCTTTGCAATCGCATCCCTGTAGCGAATAACAGCAAACATATTTTTGTCTTCGAGTTTCAGCACCACTTCCCAATGGCCACTATTTGTCCAGTGAGGGTACGCCGCCTCAACGATAGTGAAGAGGTTTTCATGGGTATTCATAAGCAGTCCTGCGGCTATACATATATCCTCGTACATTCTTGCGATCTCGTTGCGATGTGAGTTCTTAACCGCCCAGTCATAAACAACCTCAAGATTCTTTTTCGATATACTCACAACACCACCTCATCCTGCCGACACGTTGCCAGCCAGCCCATGCGGTCATACTGGATGCTGTAAGTGCATTCGCGGGTGACGTAATTCGCCTCTGCTAACATGGCGTAAGCGGGGGGGTATACGTTCACAGTGGCCTGTAGCTGGTGATCGAAATAGGTGTGGGTGGGTTTCATTTCACCACCCTCAAATCAATGGCCAAAATGTCCTGCTTCCTATCATGCAAATCATCTAACTCACGCACCACGATATAAAGCCCGTTTTCTGCGTCACAGCGCGCCTGAAATGCTTTCTGGCTATCCTGCAAAGCATTCTTGCCAACCTTGCACTCTATACCCAAGAAACGGCCTGATTTTGTCATGCCCACAATATCTGGTGAGCCAGTATATCCGTATCGAATGTAACGCTTGGAGCCTTCGGGTTTGTAAGCGCCCGTGTTATTTCGCCAGCAATGCACATTGTGCAGCATAAGCCACTTGATGCAGGCATTGACTAGCTGGGATTCACTCATCACGCCCCGCATTCTCCAGCTTATGCAGCCGCTTTCGCAGGTCATCCGCCTGCCTTAATGCCTCGTCAATTCTCTCACACAAGACGGCCTCAGTTGGCGTAAGGCTGGCAAAAGCCCCCAATTTATTGCCGCGTTTTTTTTCAATGAGCAGGTGGTCAGCGGTCTTCATTTGTTAGGCTCCGTGACCGCCAGAGCATGGCTAAAATCTCATCCAAAAGGTCGCTAATGCCTAGTGTGTTATCGCAGCAATCACAGTCGCCACAGCCGCGACTTTCTGCGTCCTCCACTTTGGAGCGAGCCTTGTCAATCAGCACGACTAATTCAGCGCGGCTCATTTTTTTCTCGACCATCCTACGCATGGTAATTCTCCGACAAACGGTAGGTCTGCGGCTCCGTGCTAAACATGCTGTCGCCACACGGGATAACAACCCCCTCAGAGAGGAAGCGATTTAAGGCTCGATTCAGAGAGTCTTGTGATGCCCCCCCCTTAATACCCTCAAGCACCAGCGTTCGGTGTCCCTCGGTCAAATCTACGATGATTGGCGCATGAACCAACGCATCCATAATGGCTTGCTGTTTTGCTGTTAATTTTCGCTTCTTCTTGACTGTTTCCACGGCACTCTCCTTTGGTTTATTCGGGTTGTTTGCTTGTTTCCAGCTTGTGCAGCCTTTGCCGCACTGCGACCAGCTCTTGCTGTAGCTGATTGAATGCGTGTGCGTTGTTTTGCGCTTGGCGGTGTTGATGCTCCACGATTTCGTCTAGGCGCTTGTCGATGTTCATTGCGCCCTCCAACGGTCATCCATATCGGGGCGGTGCTTCGCCATCCACGACAAGAACATCAGGCAACACATGGCGTGTGACAGGTGCGGTAATCCACTTTCCTCGTCACACTCTTGCCCCCGTAGGAAAGCGAACAGATGCCGCAACGCCGCAGCTATGAGGCGACCATAGCTAATGCCGTTCCGCCAGTTGTGAGCGGCATATTTCTCAGCGCCGAACGCCAGCACCCGCGCCAGATCTTCTAACGCCTCCGCGTCCAGCAGATCAAGGCGGGGCTTGCCGCTATCGTATTTCAGGCCGCTCATACCGCCCTCGCCGCATCTGCCAGAACCCGCTGGCATAATTCACCCCGAAACACCCACGCAATCGCAACGGCTGTGATGGTTTCATCGGTGATAGTGACAGGAGGCCATATCGTCGCCTCGCCCCGCTTCTTAGGGCTGAGCTTAGATAGGCTAAGCGTGTTGCCGTCTATGCTTGCTTTGCGGCCTGTGGTGTCGCTTATGATGTGGTATGTCATTTGCCCCCCGTCTCAACGTTTTCCCCGCTATAGTCTGGCTGTTTTTGCACCGCCTTCTCCCTGTCTTTGTAAGCAGCGCCCTGCAAATCGTACCGAAGCTCACACAGCTTAGCGCGAACCGCCTTTTCAGTGCGTTTCAGACGCTTTGCTATGTAACACATAGACATGCCATCTTCCCTCAATCGGATGAGCAAATTCTTGTCGTATTCAGTCCAGTGTTTACCTTGAAATTCCGTCACCGGACGGCGTGGGAAATCACCGCCCGATGACGTTCTAGTGTTTGCAGCCATAAAGCCCTCCGATTCGTTAAGTGATCGAAATGACTTGCCGATGCTTCGCCCTCTATGGGGCTTTGTGGCGTTTACCGCCTTATTCCCGCTTCGTTGAGCGGGTATTCGTTATGCTAAAAAAGAAGCCGCACCCCCCTTTGTCTGAGGCGCGGCCCAATTGTCGCTCATTCGTCAAACACGCCCCACGCATCCGCCACAGCGAACGCATAAACAGCGCCTAGTATTCCAGCGAACCACTCGCCATACACCGTAAAGCGCGCCAAGCAGATCAGCCCGAAGGCGATCAGGAATGCTTTGCCGATTGTTTTGATGTATGGGCCGGTGTTCAT